TCTCTGCCCTATTGGCATACATTGTTAAATTTTTAACACTCCTTGGGGAACCCTTTTCCCAACTATTCATACTCCTTAATACACGTTTAAAATCCTTAATCTCCTGTACCACATCCTCCCTTGACCTACCATCCAGGACGTTTCTAAGTACATTGAATAGGAATTCCTGTATAAACTTTGGTGTATCACTACGTTTTAGGTCCAGCCCCATAGCTTTTATTTCACCAGTACGGCCGCCCACATCCTTACGTTTACCTTCCTTATCGTAGATATTAATAGCGTAGCGTTTTTTGGTGATGAAGATACTCCGTTCACCAATTAACTCCCTACCGGCACGGATTATCTCACCATTTTTTCTTGGACAGTGGAATGCCCTTTCCATAAATTCTGGAAAAGTAGCATTGGTCTTTTCGGCTAAACTATCATATAGTTGGATGGCAGCTTCCTTGTTCCACTCCAGCCTGCCGGCTGCAACATCATCCCGTATAATAGGCCACACAGAAAAATAGCAGGAATCTGTATCACCGTATACAATTGATTCTCCAGTATGATCATACTTGCCAGTAATAAATTCGTTTAACTGGGCACTCATATGTTTTACAATCTGTCTGCCGTTTAGGGTGGTACTCTGACCTATGCGCTTATCATAGAATCGGCAATGTTCATTAAGTAGGGCACCATAGGCGCTATTAAGCAGAATCTTACGTACCAATTGTCGCTTGTCGTAGAATTCTATATCCTCCTTTGTCTTTGCCTCCTTCAATTGGCGCTGGATACTCTTACGTTCACTGTACCACTTACTGAGTAGTCCAGGTATCACACCCTCGGTTTCATAGGTGAATATAGTTCCATTGGCACTTAACATCCATGGTTGATTACTATCGAATACCATTTTCCATACCTCTGCTGCGCTAGCGGTGTCACTGCCACCACGTTCCCAGTCTATGGTCAATAGTGTACCACGTTCCCTGTTCATAACAGCGGTATATTCTAGACTACCAAATAGTCCATCCCATGGATTAGGGGCGTTCCGGCCCCTCTTCTCCTTTATATATTCATCCGTTAATGTAGGTCTTAGCTGTCCTACGATGGTTTCCGGAGCCATATTAAGGGCACGTATAGTCGAGGGGTATAGGCTGTTGATGTCAACTGCCGCGACCCATTCGTTGATGCCTTTTTTGGGGTTAGCAACATAGGCACCTGCTGCGGCTTCTTCTCCACTATCATTTTTACGATCCTTTTCTTGTACAATGAGGCCACGGCTGTGTGCCTCGTTAATTACGGCCTGTTCAATCATTGCAACTGAACCCATGGTTGTTGGTAGTAGTACCGTATTTTCGTGGGCTAGTTGATTTGCTAGATCAAGGAACTTTAATTTATTGTGTATCTTGTATAGTAGCAGTGTGTCCTGCCTATTATACTCGATAAACTTACGGAAGTCCTTGTTGTATAGTTGGTCTAGTGTACCTTCATATTGTGTTTTATTTTCACCAACCTCCATTTCACCTATGTAGTCTAGTTTATAACTGTGCCGCTGCTCATAGTTGTATTTCTTGTAGAGTTCAAGGTAGTCCATATGTACCCTACCAACTAGTTCATATGTGGTCTCCTCTTTACCAAACCTTTCATACGTTTTGGCACGTGGAAGTTGTCCTCCTAGACAAAATTTCCTGGTATCATCTTTACTAAGTACCCGTGTTACCCTGTTTACCAGATATGGTATATCATAGCCCTCACTATTCCACCCACTTAGTACATCAGCGTCATCAATTATTGAAAAGAATGCCTCCAGCATCTCATTTTCACTATTGAAGATAAAGGTATTATCAAAACTGCCCGCGATTTCTTCTGCGGTGGTACTGTCCATCCTCCTTGGAGGTATTGCAAGGGTTATTAGTTGACCAAGCCAATCAAGATATATTGATATAGCAGTTACTGGGTTAAATGGATCATCAGTGGGTGCAAAACCTCTATCGGGATCAAAATCAGTTTCAATGTCAAAGAATGCGGTATGTAATTTTGGTGGAGGTTTTCCTAGGTAATTATCTGCTAGGCACCTAAAAACAATATTAACATCACCCTCGAAAATACCCTTAGAACTGTGTATTTTTATTTCTTTCTGGAACTCAGTACGCTTACGACTTGTAAAACGGCTTAATTGATCACCGTATACACTCCTGTATTTTCCCTTAGGATCCTTGTAGTAGAATGTCCAGTTACATGGATAATCCACACTGCGCCGTACGCCGTCTGTCCCCCGTTCAATAACAGTTATCGTATCTTTATCCCGGTGGTGGATTGCATCAATATAACTCATAGTGTTAGTAGCCTCAGTAGTGCAACACCATCTATACTAACAAGTAGCATATAATTAGCAAACATTCCAGAACTCCTCCTTGTCCACGCAGCCCATGCAAATATAAGGCACTGTAGTATAAAGAGTGGATACAGTAACAGGAATGGCGGGTTTGGTACAGTTAGCATCATTGTTGTGCTGCATACTATACTTAGTATCCATGCCAGGATCTCTAAAATACAACGTACTGGATTCGAATACCAATCTGCTTTTATCCAGTTTATTGTCCCCCTGAATAATTGCATTAAAGGGTTTTGCCAACTGTAGTAAGGATAGTTTCAAGTAATTCCTGTTCCTTCTGGGTTTTACCAAATTCAGCCTTATGTGCCACCTTTACTGCTTTTTTCAGTACATTGGTTTTAATATTCAATTCCTCAGCCACAGCCTTAATGGTATCATTTAATCCACTCTGTAGGGTGTCGATCTCATGTAGGACCTGCATACCCTCGTTGATGAGTTGTGTTAGTTTTAGTTTCTGCTCACCACTAAATGAGCCGGGTGTTTGATCGTCTTGCATGCTTACTCCAGTATAAAAATACTATTCTATATGGAATATACTATTAGTCAATACCCTTTGGAAGAATTTCTGCTGGTAGAAAGGTAGAGGCAAAATCCATACATACCTCGCGTAGTTCCCTATTCCTTGTTTCCATAATATGGAACTTTTTATGTCTCCACACTCCAGTGTCTATCTGACCAGGATCAGTATAACCACAATACACCTTACGTATTCCAATCCTATTAATATAGTCAGTGCAGTTCATCTGGTTTGGTTGATCAATATCGCTACTGCATGGACTTAGTGTGGTTATTATTATTGCTCCATCCAAACCAGTTTTACCCCACCTAGCAATATAATTTTGGTATGCAGCGACCTCTGCATGACACCTATGTCCACCGGGTAATATATGGTTTACACCGAAAACTGGGTTATTCATGTTACCTAGTACACATGCACCAACCATGCCCCAATATTCTGGGTCCTGGTGCCTGTGTTGTAGTACCAGACGGCAGCACTGTGCAAGTATGCTATCTAATTTTTTAGTAGAATGTATAGTAAAATCACTAAGGTCCATTGTATATTTATCCGGATCTATTCGCTATCTGGTGGACGATTTGATCCACGATTGAGTGATAGTCCTCCAAGTAGTCCCACAAATGCTCCAACCACCGTATTAAATGCAGGACCTATCATCTCAAAAATTTTATCATTGCTAATCTGATCATTGAATAATCCAAATAATAGTACGCCCACTGTAGTTGTAACTATTAGTGCCAGGGTAGCCACAGTCACCCTGAGTATCCAAGCAACAAGACGTTCTTGATCCATACACTATTCTCCATCTAGGTCCTGCAGGTCAATATACCGTATTGAAGATCCATTTAGTGCAGCCGCAAGTGCACGATGGTTACCATCAATTATTCTATCTCCCGATAATACTATTATCCTATCACTGAGTCCTGGATCACCCCGGTATCTATCAACGATCTCCTCCTGATCGCTATCCAACATGTCTAATATTTCGTATATATCTTCAGTTCTGTACTGACTATTAAGTAGTATCTTTAGTTTATATCCAGGTATTAGCTGTATATCAAGTGGAATATCCAGTTCGCTGCTACCAACGTAGTCCCAGAATATTTCATCCCTGTCTGGATATCCTCCACGATATAGTTGTTGGAGGGTGGTACTACCCTCCAGTAATAGATCATTAATACGCATGTAGTATTTATCAGTTATGGGTGTTTGACACTGTGTAGTAGCACACTAATAGTGTTAAATTGTCTAGCTACCTGTTCGTAAAATAATTCTGGTGGCCGGCCACTCCATGCCCTGTACTCCAGTGCTAGTCTGCCCATGTCACTATAGTATTTTTCGCTTGGCCATCTCCGTCTATTTAAGCCAAGTCCGTCAATTAGGAGGCACTCCTCCGCTATCTCCTGAAAATGTTTCTTCCTGATTTCACCACGCTCATTAACAGTAGTTAACATTTTAATGGCAATTGCGTCAGTGGGTATATTTGGTCGCTCGATATATCTGGCAAATGTGTGCACTACAAATGCCTCCACCTCATGTTCAAGATTGATGGAGGAACGTTCCTCAGCCATGAGTATTACCTCATACGCTGCCTTTACGTAGGTCATCCAGTGTTCCATATATTTACATTATGAATATTTGTCCAACACTACTGCTTAATACGTCGTCAAACATTAATTCCATATCACGTGCTAGTACGTCTGCTGCATCCTGGCGGTCTGACCCCTCACGAAATTCAGGCTTAATAT